AGATAAAATTGATAATATTTATAGAATTATATACATAAATAAGTAATGTTATTATCAAATAATTGTAGTCGTTGTAAAATCTATCATAAAACATTATATCAGTGTGGAAAATGTGACTCTAAACTATGTAAAAAATGTGTTAAAGATATATATCCCGATTTTGTGGTTTGTGAAGATACCGAAGACACAAAAGAATTAACTTTTAATAATGATAATATAATAAGTGATTATTGTCATTATAGGTGTGATAGGAATGTGAAATATTGTAATGATTGTGGGAAAAATTTAAAAACTATATCTCGTTGTAAGGGGTGTTTTATATCTTTATGTTATAAGTGTAAAACATTTAATAATAAACAATTTTATCATAATTTATCAAGTAGTGAAAAAATGGAGTTAACTAATTATTGTTCTTCTAGTTGTTATATAATACATACTAATTTTGGTAGTGATACATTTTCTAATTGTAAAACATGTCAGTCATTATTTATTAATCCATATAAATATAAAAATTGTACAACTTGTAGAATTGAAAAAATAGTAGATGACGATGTTCGGAGGAATAAAAAAAGAAAATCTTTACAAATTCACGTAAAGGCTTTATTAAAAGACGGAGATATTAATAAAAAAACGATGAATCAATATTGTCAAAAATTTATGTTAGATTATATTAGTAAACGTAAAAAAAATATAACCGATAATAATATAACATTGGACCAATGGTTAAATGATACGGACAGTGGTCTTCATACTTGTATGAATTTATGGGATTACGCTATAGAGAAATATATTTAAAATTTAGTAATATCAATCTTATGTATTTTTAGAATTAATTTCGGCACAGAATAAATTAATTATGTTAATATATATATGAAAGCAGCATTAATATTAATTTGCGATGTGCCTAAATATATTAAAGACATCAGGAAAAAATATGATTATCATAAAAATATACCTATTAAAGTTAATATTAAAAAAATATGGTTAATGAAAAAAAAGGATAAAGATTGGTATAGATCAAAAACAATTTTCTTAAAATAATTTTATATTTGAATATATTATTTATGTATACAATAAATGAATTTATTTAAACAGTAATTTTTTCCCTTATATTTCTTTCTTTCTTTTCTCTTCTTTCTTCCATACAAACACTACAAGAAATTAGTAATACGAATAATATAAACAATCCCATTATAGTTCCTGAAACAATCATAACTCTTCTTGAATTTGTATCTTTTTTCAAATAAAGAGTATCTTTTTTGGCATTGTAAAAACAATCTACAGTTTTATTTATATATTGAAGATAAATGTCCTTTGCTTCTACCATTTCTTTTTGAACGAATATTGGATTTTCGTTATCCATACAAATTGGATTATAAAATGTACATTCGTTATAAATATATTTGTTTGTTGGACTAATCATTTTTGTAGTATTAGTAGTGTTATTTATGTTGGCATAAAGTTGGACGCAACTAGTCAAAGACCAACAATTTTTACCACAATCACAACTTTCCCATCCTTCCGTATTATTTTCGGTTGGAAAATTCATAGGATATGTGATTGAAGTAATATTACAATCTTTTTCGACTAAGTTTTTTGTTTCAACATATTTATATGTAGAATGACCGAATATTATACCTACTATCATTGCCAAAACACTAAAACTACATAATGGCATACATGCTTGTTCTCTTGCTTTACTCATTTTTGTAATCTTATTGATTTATTTATAACTTATTGAAATCAATTTTATTTCTATCTAATTATTATATGGATAACTTAATATATATCAGTTCTCCCTTTTTTGAAAAACATTTAACTTTTTTATCTAAACAAAGATATAATAAAGAAGTAGAAGTATTATCTGATACTGATAATACTACTATAACTAAACTCGCAAAAAAAACTAGAAAATGTAATATGAAAGATAGAAAATGCGATATTCTATTAACACATTCTGACGGATCCAAACATAAAAAAGTTAGAGATTTAGGTTCAAAAGTAAAAAGCAAATTTAAAAAGAAAAATTATTGGACTGGGTCCAATCTTAAAGATATAACCGCAATACCTTCTATTGTTAGGCGGACTTTATATAATATTAGTAATATTATAGGTAATAAAGGAGTATTGGGCGATATTTTAGGGGATAAACCTTATTTACCTAAAACTATAACTTTGAGATTTAGTGATACTTTGGAAAATGATTTAGGTAAGATTTGGAAAACAAATAAATTTGGTAAAACCAATCCGGTAATTCTAAAACCTTCCATAGGTCAAGAACAGAGGGGTATTGGTGTTTGTTCTACTATTGATGAAGCAACAAAACATATTGTAAATGTTTTAGGTACTTATCCAAAATATTTAGATTGGGAAATCCAGCAGTATATTTATAAACCATTATGTATTAAGGGTGAAGTTCTTTTTCCTTCTTTAAAGAAAAATGTTAAAATACCTTTAAAAGAATCTGGTGGGGAAAATAGGGTTTTAACGAGTAAAGGATTTTATAAATGTCATATACGTGCTTATGGTTTAATAGTTTATATGAAAGATACGGAGGAATATAAGATTTATGTGTATAGAAGATATAAATTTAATAGTGCAAGAGAACCATATCCTGAGAATTTATTAAATGATGATTTGGATAATGTAGATTTAACAAATCCTTGGCCTCATAAGAGTGGGGGGACAGAAGGAGGAGGGATGCCATTTGATTTCCAAGAATTAGTAGAACACTTAGAGGATAATAAATTAATGGATTGTATGGTTCCAAAAATAAGTAAAAGGGACTTGAATACTAATATTAAACAACAAGTTAATAAAATTATGCTTGAAGTCATTAAAACCGCAATTAAAAAAGGCGGTTGTTGTACTCCTACTAAAGATAGTATAGATACTGCTTTAGCTGTATATCACCCTATTGGAGCAGATTTATTAATAGACCATATGAAAAAGGTTTGGTTTATAGAGGCAAACCCTGGTGTTGGTTTTAGTTTAATTCCAGATAATATTGTTACAATTTATAAGAAAGAAGATAATATTAATAATACTTTAAATGGTATGAATAATTTTAATACTCGATTATATAACTTACTAAAATCAGCTAGTAAGCAAAATGATTTAGGTAATATTAAGGGTTTTGGGGGAATATCTGAAAGATATTTCTATTTATATCAAGTTATTATAAAATTAGATACTAAATATCATAATATTGATACATTTAGAAAAGTATTAGAGGATAAAAAAGAAACCGAAATATTACAATATAAAATTACTAAGTTAGTAAAGAATAGATGTAAATTTATATCTGATAAAGATATTGAAATTATTAGAGATACTAAAATAAAATTGGGATTTAATAAAAATATAGGGAAAGATTATTTGGAATATATAAGAAATTGTAGGTTTTTCTGGAGACATACATTTTTAGATAGAATTATGAAAATAACTATTGATAAAATAGTAAATACTAAGTTTAAACACAGATACCAAAGTAAAATTAAAACTTCCTTATTTTATGACAGCGATTTTGATTTATTAAATACATTTGACTAAATCCATTTGACTAAGTTTATTTATAAAAAATATAATAACTTACTAATAATAAATGTCACTTAACTATTTATCCAGTTTTTTTTATTCTCAAAAAGAAGAATTAAGCGATGATGAATTAAGTGATACTGAATTAAGTGATACCGAAGTTAGTGATAATGAGATAGAAGAAGAGGAAGAAGAGATAGTGTTTGGTTTTGGAGATGAAAATGATACTAAGTTATTAGAAGTACCTAAGATAACAATAACTGAAATTAAAGAACCAGATAATCAAAGAAATGTATATAAGGAATATCAAACCTATCGTTCTAAAAGATTATTTGAAGCCACTAAACCATTACTAAATAATTTTAAATTTAGTTTTAAGAGAATGATGGTATATAATGCCGTAAAAAACAAAGCAGAAGTGGATTCAGCAAAAGAATGGATGGCTGCATATAAAATCCAACAATGTTGGAAGAATAAGAATAGGAATAGGAATAAGAATAAGAAAAAAATTGAAAAATTATTACAAATGAGAAGTCCATTTGTATATTTCCCATTTTAAGATGTCTAATCATAATTACGAGAATAATTTTATAAGTATGCCATTCCTTGAATGTGGAGGTTGTGATAAAACAAGTAGTATTTATCACGAAGATGAAAACCATAATTTAAATATTAAGAGAATTCGACACCAACTAAAGTGTCTTGGTATTGATAAGACTAAAACATTTAATTATTGTAAATGTGAAGACCAATGTTATAAAGAGCTTTTGAAAGAAGTATATAAAATATCTAAATTAAAATGATATTTAATTAAAAAAATTTATATAAAGAATATAATTATTTTTTATATAAATGAAAAATATCCAAACATTATCGGTGCCTATAAATTTTGGACAAAAGAAACCAGGTGTTTCAAAGGGTTCCAATTTATTATATGAAAGTTATTTCCGTGAAAAATTCAATACTATGAAAAATATAAATTACGAACATAAAAAATTTAATTATCAAGGGATAGATAATGAAAAAACATTATTTATGTTACAAAAACAAATTAAAGAAGCTAAAAAATATATAGATTTTTCTATTTTTTTAGGTGGTGACCATAGTATGTCTATGGGGACAATTTCCGGACAATTTATAAATTATACTAAAGACAAATGTGTTATTTGGTTAGACGCTCATACTGACTGTAATAATATTAAGTATTCACAAACTGGAAGTATCCACGGAATGCCGGTTTCTGCTTTATTAGGTGATTTAGAGGAACCATTTGTTAATTATAAATGTCTTAATTATGACGAAATATGTTATATAGGAACTAGAAGTATAGATCCATATGAAAAGGAATATATAAAGGAAAAAAATATATTAAATATGGGTATTAGGGAAGTTAATGATGATTTAGATAATGTTTTGGATAGATTAGATAAGTTTATTAATGGGAGAGATGTTCATATAAGTTTTGATATAGATATAATGGATCCTGCGTTTATTTCTTCGACGGGAACCCCTGAAAAAAATGGTGTTAATATGGAGCAAATGGAAAAGATTTTATTATTTTTAACTAAATATAATGTTATTTCAATGGATATTGTGGAATTAAATCCCGAATTAGGTGATTTAGAAAAAACAAAAAAAAATTTATTTAATTTATTAGATATTTTTTTCAATAATTTATAATATATTGTTAATATATGCAAAAACCAAACGGATACGAAGCTAATAATAATACTAATAATAATTATGAATTTCCTTATGAAGTCAAATTGCGCGAACCCGGTGTTCCAAATAGTAACAATAGCAGTGAGAAATTCAAAGTAAAAATGCCTAATGGAGACATTAAAAATTTAAACTCTTTTGATGAGGCATTATTTAAAGCAGGAGCTGGACAATTTAGGGGAGCTAAATTAATAAAAAAAAAAAATAAGAGGTAGTAGCAGAAAAGCGAAAAAAAAACCCAAAAAAAAATTGCGAAAATCGGAAAAATCGCCAAAATCGTCAGGTTCTAACTCTTATAACTCTGCTAAAGATGAATTATAAAATTATATTACAATTCCAAAAGATAAAAATAATGCAGAAGCATAATTTATAAATGTATATAAATGTATATAAATGTATATTAATAATTAGTCAGCAAGTTTCCCAGCTGCTTTCAACTTTATCGTTTCTTCTTGCCAAAAATATTGGTTCCACAAAAGTTTTTTCATTCCTCTCAAAAAGTTATTTTTATAAACATTTACTGAAAACATTCCAAAAGAATTGTATTCTCTTTGTCCTTCTTTCATCAATTCTTTTTTATAATCTTTCTGAAATAATTCATATAGCATATTTACACCTTCTTCCAAAGGCATACATACTTTATCTTTTGAACTCTTCACAGGAAAATTCTCAAATTTTTCTGTATCTGGAGACAAATCACCCAAGGTTACTTCATAACCTTGATATTCTCCAATTTTTTTTCCTTCTGTAATATGTGTAATCCAAGTACTCATTTTCAATTAAATTATTACAGATTTTTTATTTTCAATTTTTTAATTGATTTATAAATTAATGGCATATTTATAAATCAATTAATGAATACAGTAGCATTTCGTAACCGTTATAATCGCTTATTGAAGTTTTCTAATAATCAAGATTTAACGGAATATATTGATATTATTAATGACGATAATAATAAAACTACCATTAAATTTGATAAATTACCAGAAGGACCAATTATATATGAAATAGATTTTTATAGGAAAGTAGGTATTGAAAATTCTAATATAGTAAGGAATAATTATATTGGCTTACCTATGGAACTTAACGAGATTATTGCGAATTTTATGATTCAAGAATATAAATTAACATTATTTTTGAAACAAGAAATAAATGATCATTACCCTTATGTAAGAAGTTCTTTCTCTTATATATCTCATAATACTAATATTATAACGGACTTAGATTTGCCGGAATATTATAAATATTTATGCGAAATTAATAATGAATTGGAATGGTTACCTTCTATCGAACTAACTAAAGAAATATTAATGTTTTTTTTTACACAATTAAATACTATAGATTATATTATTAATCCTTCATTTTACTAAGTTATTTCATCAAACTAAGTTATTTCATCAAACTAAGTTATTTCATCAAACTAAGTTATTTCATCAAACTAAGTTATTTCATCAAACTAAGTTATTTCATCAAACTAAGTTATTTATATATTTTATATTAATAATGATATATCTATTTTTACTAATTATAATTATTTTATATTTTCTAATTATTAAAAATAATACTAAATCTGAACAATTCACTAATATAAATGATAATATTAAAATAGTAAATATAAAAAATAAAAAAAATGAAAATAATAATAATTTCTTAGAGAAATGTTTTAGTAAGCAGGAATTAGAAAGTTTTAGTAAATATTATAAATATTCTTCAGTTTATAAATATGGTGATAGTATGTGTTATATAACTCCTTCTAAGTATATTGAAGAGATACCGCAAATAACTTGGAGTGGGTTTTTTCTCAATAATTTATGTACTAATCCGGAAAAAAGAAATAATGGAAGTGCAACTAAATTATTATTATCATTAATAAAAAAATTAAGAAGGGAAGGAGCAAGTCATATTATTCTAACGGTAAATAAAGATAATATAAAAGCAATAAAATTGTATGAAAAATTAAAATTTAAAATATATAATGAAGGAATAAATCCAGAAACTAAAAAAATAGTGAGAAATTACATTTATTATTTTTAATTTATTTCTTCATATAATCCTTTATAAGTTTTTCTATCATAATAAACTTTCTGACTTATTTGTATTATAGAAGTAAATAATGTTATAAAATTACCCAGAAACATAGATAAGGACTGGTCTAAATATCCAAATGTAGTATACATCACGTTACCTATAAATAATAGAACTTGGAGAATATAAGATATATCCGCAGTTCTTTTTACTTTGAACGTATGAATAATTTGCGATACTTGTGCTGAAATAAAAATTAAATTCCCAATCCAACCGAAATATTCTTGTGTTCTAAAATCTAATATGGTGTTGTTTGAATGAAGCATTACTAATATTGGTGTTCGATTCTTTAAGTTTTATTTTTTTTTATAATTCATATTTTATATAAGTCCTATTTTATATAATTCATATTTTATATAATTTATAATAAATATTTGAAATATTTTTTTCAAAAAATATTTTTTTTTATTTTTTTTTTTCAATTTGCTCTCTCTCTCTCTGCAAAAAAACACGATTTTGTGCACATTTTTAATTTTATTTAAAAAATTACTTATTAAAATATTATTTTAATTAATTATTATGGTTTTATTTTGTTATTAAAAAAAATAATAAAAAAAAGAATGAAAAAGAATGAAAAAAGAATAAAAAAGAATAAAAAAGAATGAAAAAAGAATAAAAAAGAATAAAAAAGAATGAAAAAAGAATATATTTCAATATTTAAAATTATTTTATTTTTATATATTAAAAGAAAATGGTTACTTATGATTGTAAAATCTGTAATTTTTCTTCTAAATTAAAACCAAATTATAATAGACACCTTAAAACAAAAAAACATTTAAACAATGAAAAGAAAATAGTAGTTAGTGAAGAAAATAAACCACAATGTGCACAAATCGTAGGTCAATGTACACAAAAAAACACAGAAATGTGCACAAATGATACACAAATGTGCACAAAAAGTAAAGAAATAGAATTAAATAAAAATTGTGAATTATGTGGCAAAACTTTTAAATATAGACAAAGTATGTTAAGGCATACTAGATTATATTGTAAAAAAAAAAAAGAATTAGATAAAGAAAAAAATGAAAAAAATGAATTACATAAAATTATTAAATCTCAAACAAAACAAATTAATAAATTATTAGAAAAAAATGGAAAACAAATAAATAACACACAGAATAATACCAATTCAAATAATACTATTAATAATACTATTCATATCAATAACTATGGAGAAGAGAATTTAGAAATGCTTACCGACGAATTTAAAGAGCTTTGTATAACTCGTCCATTTTATGCGATTATTGATATTATAAGAAAAATACATTTTAATGATGACTATCCCGAAAATAAAAATATGAGAATTGTGAATAAAAGAGATAATAAGATTCAGGTATTAACAGATGGGAAAGTGGCAATATAGATATAAGGTTGAAGCAGTAAAATATGCGTTCGATGATAGTAACGACCACTCTTCGAGTGGTCTAATACCGGTCTACGACCATAATGAAAGATTATAACAATTTTATGTGGAAAAATCACATAAATTCAGGAAGTTTATAAAATTATGTTGTGAAGAAATAATCAAGAATATTCACGAATGTGAACCAGACCTAATGAAAGAGTTATATAAAGAAATGGATTTAATATTATTAAATGGATGTTAGAATATGATTTATTAAAGAAGATTATTAATTTTTAACAAAATTATCTATTTTATTATTCAATTCTTTATCATTCTCTGTAAT